TGTGCTGTGACGCACATGCACATGCACATGGTGCGCGAGCAGGTGTGGTCAGAAGGGGGGGGGCGGGGACCCCTCCCCCCGCCCGTCCACCACGCCCGGAACGCACTGCTGACTTTGTGCCGTGAGGGTCTGGGGATCTCGCTTGTGAGCCTCTGAGGCCTGTTTCCGGCTCCTGAGGCCCCTGAGAGGCCGCTGGAGCGCCTGGAGGGCCAGGGGGCGCAGAACCCCCTCGGAGGCCAGCAGGGAGGCCCCTGCGCCCCACAGAATGCCTCCCCATGTCCGCCACCACCTGCCTGCACTGCCAGGGGCCGCTTCCGGCCCGTCGACCCGGCCCCGGTCGCCCCCGGAGGTACTGCACGCCGTCCTGCGAGCGCCGCGCCTTCCATGAGCGCCGGATGGCCGACGGCCGCCAGGCCGCCATGAACGACAAGCGGCGCAGGAACGAGCCGAGGCCGTGCGCCGACTGCGGGCGGACGATGCGGGTCGGGACCCGGTGCCGCGCCTGCGCCCAGACGCATCGCAACCGCCTGCGCGCCGTCGAGCGCCGTCGAGCCCGGGTCGAGCGGAAGCTGGCCGAGGCCGCCGAGGGCTCCGGACCCAAGTGGCAGCTCGTCGCGGGGTCCTGCACCCGCTGCGGCGTGGCGTTCGTGGCGTGGAGGCCGTCCCAGCACTGCTCGCGGGCCTGCTACAGCTCCGCCAAGCGCAAATCGCCCGCCGCGCACGCCCGCCGGAAGGGGCGAGAGGCCGGTTGGAAGCTCACCAAGGCCCGCAGGCTCGCTCTGTACCAGCGTGACGGCTGGACGTGCCAGATCTGCGCCCTTCCGGTCGATCCGGACGCTATGGGGACGATCCAGCCGGACGCGCCGACCGCCGACCACGTCATTCCGCTCGCCAAGGGCGGAAAACACGCCTGGGAGAACCTTCAGACGGCCCACTACGCCTGCAACGTCCGCAAGGGGGCGAGAATGACGGCTCGCGTACCCCAGAATGGGGTCCTGTCAGCCCTCTGAGAGCCCCCTGGAGCCCCTTTGACGTCCATCCTGTGCCCTAGTGGCCACCGGCACCCTCTGCCGCTCCTGGAGGGCTCCTGCTGGCTCGGCGAGGACGACGTGAGGACGGTCGGCTGCACGCAGCGGGAGTACGACGTCGTCACGCGGCTGCTGCGCTACGGCTGGACGAACGCCGAGATCGCCCGGGACCTCTGGCTGACCGAGGACACCGTCAAGACGCACATGAAGCGCCTGGCCGTCCGGACGGGCGTCCGCTCGCGGACCGAGCTGGTCGTGGCAATCTTCCGTGGGCGCATCCGGCTCGTTCCGGCCGCCGTCCCCGGCGGTCATGCTGGTGGCGTGACGTGGTCGGCCAGCAAGGAGCCGATCGCCCTGTGACCACCACCTGAAGGAGGCCCCAGATGGCCGGAATCGGCCCGGCACCGAACCCCGCGAGCGGTCGGAGCGCCTACCGGGCGAAGAAGGGCGTCGGCGCGGTCCTGACCCGCGACGTCACGGTCGAGACGCCGCGCCTGCCCGACGCCCGGGAGTGGCACCCGCTCACCGTGGAGTGGTGGCAGGACGTCTGGGACTCCCCCATGGCCCAGCAGTACGACGAGAGCGACAAGCACGGTCTGTTCGCCATGGCGATGGTCGTGGACGACTTCTGGATGGCCGAGACGCCCCGCCAGCGCCAGGAGGCCTCCCAGGAGATCCGTTTGCAGGGCGTCCGGTTCGGTCTGAGCCCGATCGACCGCCTGCGGCTGCGCTGGGAGGTCGAGAAGGCCGACGAGGCGCAGGCGAGGGGCCAGAAGCGCCGCCGCGCGGCTGAGGAAAAGTCCTCACCCGTCCCTGGGACCGTCGCGGACCCCCGCGCGGCCCTCCGGGCGCTCTGAAATGGTCGCCCACGCCCGCGTGACGTGCCCCCACGGCACCGTGATCGCCCAGTGCCGTTGCCCGCAGCCCAACATCGAGTACCAGACGGCCCTGTGCCCCATTCCGGAGCACCAAGGCCCTGATCAGGGCGTTTCCGACCCCCAGGAGGCCACCTGATGCCCCGCAAGACGCCCGGCCGAGCCCAGCACGTCACGTTCTGCACCGTCTGCAACCGTGAGGTCGGCGTGGCGCAGAACTGGAACCGCTGGCAGCAGGGCCAGACCGCCGAGTGGCGGGTCGCGCGGCACTCGGTGGCCCCTCCGCAACGCGGCGTCAAGGCCGCGATCTGCTCCGGGACCGGCATCTCGGTGCAGGCGGAGAAGGTGCTGGTCTGATGGCCAAGGGCGGCAAGATCCAGCACTGGAAGCACGGCTGGATCCCTCTCACGCCCGAGGCCAGGGCGTTCGCGGCCGGTCTGGGGCCGAACCCGACGGCCGAACCGGCCCGGAAGGCCCTGGAGGTCCGGCAGTACGACGACCTGTCCCCCAGCCTCCAGGGCAAGATCAACGCCAAGCTGGAGGCGCTGACCGGCATCCCCGAGCCTGAGCTGGCCAAGAAGGTCCAGGCCAACCTCGCCGACGCCTACCGGCGCGGGAACCCGGCCGACGCCGACTGGTACGACCGCGAGGGCGACGGCATCGCCAAGCGGGCCACCGGTGTCGGCCTCAGCCGCGAGCAACTGACCGGCATGGTCTCGGTGACGTCGGCGAAGAAGCGCTGGGTCGAGAACGTCAACGTCGCCGAGGCCATCGGCAAGAAGCTCCAGGCTGACGAGCCGTTCGACGTCACGCCGGACATGATCAGCGACTACAACGTCTGGGCCGGGAAGCGCCGTGGCGGGGCCAACGTGACCGCCGTGCCCCACCCGGAGCTGAAGCCCGGCCGCTACCGGCCCTCGGAGCTGCCGAGTGACTTCGTGGCCAGCAAGACGCCGGGCATGCCGAAGCTGCTGAACGCCGACGGCGTCATCCACGCCGTCAAGATCGCCCGGGGTGAGGCGCAGCTCGGCGACGTGATCGGCGGGCCGAAGCAGCGCAGCTTCGTCAACAACCTCATGGACTCCTCCGACCCGCGCTTCGTCACCGTCGACACCTGGCACTACCGGGCGGCCATGGCCGGGATCCCGATCCGGCGCAAGATCGGCCCGAAGGGCCACCAGCGGGAGTACAACTACACGCTGGAGCAGTGGACCGACCGCGAGCTGTCGACCAAGGACGGCCGGGCCAAGCTCTACGGGTACGACGGACGGCGCGACCGGTACCACGAGAAGAACCTGGCGGCCACGAAGCTGGCCGCCGACTCGTTCAATCCGCAGTCGTTCTTCCAGGCCGGGCCGTCTTCGGTGGCCGACGACTGGCCGACGAAGAACGGCACGTACCCGTGGTTCGTCAAGCAGACGCAGATCGTGGCCAAGCAGCTCGGCGTCTCCCCCGCGTCCGTGCAGTCGGTCGCCTGGTACGCCGTGGGAGGTGGGCAGTGACCTGGAAGCCCCTGGACCCATACGCGGGTCCGGCCGAGGAGGAGCTGCCGACCGGCACCGAGCTGGAGGAGCTGGTGGCCTACTACAAGCGGACCGCCGACCAGCACGGCGAGCCCCACGACCCCGAGTGGGACCGCTGGCTGGCCGAGGACCGTGGCCAGGGCCAGCAGCGCGTCGTCGGCGGCCTGGGGCTGGCTGAGGCCGCGCGCCGGTTCGGCGTCCTCTGATGGTCGCGGGCAAGATCCAGCACTGGAAGCACGGCTGGATCCCGGTCTCCCCCGAGGCGAAGCTGATGCTGGCCGCCCGGCGGGAGACCAAGGCGGAGACGATCCGGGCGACCGTGGCCAACCAGAAGGCCATCGACCGCGAGCTGGCCGACATCGGCCTGCCCGACGACCATCCGATGCGCGGCGTCCTGACCCGCGCCCAGGGATCGCACTTCGTCGTGGCCCGCGACCGGGGCACCGGGAAGATCACCGGCGGCATGGCCATCTTCAAGGACAGCGGCGACGTCACGATCAAGCAGGTCCGCGTCTTCAATGACCAGAAGGGCGGCGGCGTCGGCACCGAGATGATCCGCGAGGCGGCCCGGCAGACCGGCCCCCGGGGCGAGCTGAGTGTCCACGGCGCGATCGAGTCGGCCAAGCCGTTCTACGCCAAGACCGGCGCGACGTTCCGGTCCAACACCTCCACCGGCACATGGTCGCCGGAGGCCATCGCCGCGCTGAAGGCCGGAGCCGTGCCGCCACCTGGCCGGGTCCTCACGCCCGAGCAGGACTTCGCCGAACAGCTCGCCGACACGCAGCGGAAGTACCCCGACTACTACCGCGAGCTGTACGGCGACCTCTCCCCCGCCGAGGCGGCCAGGAAGCACAAGCGCCGCTGATGGGCACCCTCGTCGTCCCTCCGCTGGAGCCGGAGGGCAAGGAGTGGCCGACCCTGGGCTACCAGGTGGCCCAGTTCATCGAGAACCGCGCCGTCTACGGGCCGGGCTCGCTGAAGGGTGAGCCGTACAAGCTCGACGCCGAGAAGCTGGGCGCGGTCTACCGGATGTACGAGATCTACCCGCGCGAGCACCCGCTGGCCGGACGCCGCCGGTTCAAGCGCGTCGGCCTGTCCTGGCGGAAGGGCACGGCCAAGACCGAGTTCGCGGCCATCATCGCGTTCTGCGAGCTGCACCCCGACGGGCCGGTCCGCTGCGACGGCTGGGACGCCAACGGTCAGCCGGTCGGCCGCCCGGTCCGCGACCCCTACATCCCGATGGTCGCCTACAACGTCGAGCAGGTCGAGGAGCTGGCCTACGGCGCGCTGAAGACGATCATCGAGGAGTCCGAGGACGCCGACCTGTTCGACGTCGGTGCCGAGCGGATCATCCGGATCGGGCCGGACGGACGACCCGACGGCAAGTGCGTCGTCATGTCCGGCTCCCCCTCCGGTACCGACGGCGCGCGTACGACGTTCCAGCACTTCGATGAGACCCACCGGATGGAGCTGCCCCGGCTGGTGGCGGCCCACGAGACGATGATGGCCAACATCCCCAAGCGTGTCCTGGACGACGCCTGGTCTTTCGAGACGACCACGGCCGGGCGGCCCGGCGGCGGCTCGGTGGCCGAGAAGACCCACCGCGAGGCGCAGTCGATCCAGCGCGGCGAAATCGAGGACCCGGACCTGTTCTACTTCCACCGCGAGGCCGGGCCAGGTCACGACCTGAAGACCTTGAAGGGCCGGATCTCGGCCATCGCCGAGGCGACTGGCCCGGTCGGTGAGTACGGGCCGGGCCAGTTCGCCGAGATCGCCAAGCAGTGGGACC